ACTGATAGACCTCGATGGTCAGGCGAGTGCCTCGATTACCACGGGCGTTCACTACACACGCTGGCTCACCGGGATAAACGGATTCGCTCCCGTCTTTGGAACGTTGTGGAGTTTCATCCGCACCAACTCCGATGGGTTCACGTTTCAGGCGGACGGCGGTTATATCCCGTGCTTCCTCTGGTACATCGCCTACGGGCCGTCGGGAGCGGGACCGGAGCCACCTGTTGTCACTCCAGCCGATACCGTCGATGGAACCCGCGAACCGCTCATCATCGGCGACTACCATCCGAAGAAAGCTACCACTACGGAGGTCAAGGCTCCCACTAGAAGGGTGAAAGGTCCCAGTAGCTCCACGCCAACCTCTCGCGCAGGCAAACCGAAGAAGATCCGACGTGAAAAGCCGAGGGAGATTCAAGAAGTCAGAGAGCAGGCAATCTCCCCCACTTTCGACGCAAGCGGCGCATCGCTTGAACTCCAAGCGGTCATCGAAATCCCCATCCGTCCCTCAATGACTCCGCTCATCGTGTTCGACGTTCCGGTCCAGATGGAAATGCTGGACGATGCGGTTGCGCTGGCGATCGGTGCCCCGCACCTGGCGCTTGAGATCGGCGACTTCATCCCCGTGAAAAGAAAAAGTTGGCAGTTGTAATTTGCGGTGATATAGTTCTTCCCGACAGGAGGCCCATATGGGTCCGACAGGTTCCACGCCGACGAAGGGCGGAGTCAAGACGCCCACCGAAGTCGATCCCAATTCCAAGACGGGTCTCGGCATCGACCAGTCCCGCTCCAGCGTGCCCATCACGCCTCCGCAGGCTCATGGCGGAGTACGAAGCCCTGCCTACGACACGCAGGTCAGCGAGAAGTCCAAGCTCGGCATCGCGGATTCAGCGCCCGCCCAGAGTGGTCGTCGTCGTGGAGTGGGGGACTAGTGGCTCCAAGCGACAACGATCCGAAAACCGGGACTCGCGCCCCCGGCGGCCCCGTTCCGAAACTCTCTGACTCTGAAGCCAAGAGTGTGACGGGGCCGGGCTTCTGTCAGTCTGACCTTTCCGTCCGAGTCGAACAGTGGCGTGACACCAAGGCCAGCGGCCCGGCGCCGAAACACGAACGCCAGAGAAACGATCCTCCACCGTGGGCCTAGGAAAATACTTCAAGCGGCTGAGAAAGAAGGCGGCTCCGGTAATGTCGGCCGCGGGTTTCGGGTTCTTGAATCCGAAGATCAAGGCCAAGGGTGGTGAGTCACCGCGGGAGCAGGTGTTGGTGAACCGGCTCCGCAAGCGTCAGTCGGGTGAAGGGTTCTCGCAGGGCGAAAAACAGGAGTACGAATAGTGCCGCTTCCGATGACCGATCCGACGAAGCCGAAAGCACAGAAGCCCATGATCGGTGGTGAGCGACTCCGTGAGTTCCAGAAGAAAACCAAGGGCGGGTTCAGGGGACGCCAGAGCCCTCGAGGCATGGCGATCCAGAACCGACTCAAGAGCCTGACATCCTAAGATGGCGAACGAAAAAGACAAGAGAGGCCGGTCTGCACGAGCGACGGCTATTGAGGCGAGACTTGGCGACCTCGAAGCTCCTCCGGAAGATGTGGGACTGGGAATGTCAGGAGAACCTGAGGCTGGTGGTGGCCTACCGGGTGGGGGTGGCTCGCCGGCTGACGCGCTCGGAGCGGCCGTCGAGTCCCTTGCTGCCGTCGCGCCCACGATCCCGCCGGACCTCGCTCCTGAGTTCGAGGCCCTGATGGGCCAGCTTTCGGCTTTCGCGGCGAAGCTTGGTGGTGGTGCGCCGGGAATGGAAGCGGGTGTTGGAGCAGAACCCCCGCTCCCGTCCCCGGAGGCGATGCCTCCGATGGGAGGGATGATCTAAAATGCCAGACAATCAAACGGACCTGGATACGCTCCTCGCAGACGCCGAGCGAGCTGGACTTGAAGGTAATGGCGCGAACGGCGCACCCAATGGCGCCGCTCCCGCTGAAACCCCCGAGTCGCAGCCGCCCGCCCTCTCCGGAGAGGTTGAGATCCCCCGAGTCGGTAAGGTCAAGATCGCCGATCTCGCCGCAGCCTACGGGCGGCAAGGTTCGCTCCAGAAGCAGCTCCAAGCATACTCGCAGCACAAGGATCTTCTGGACCGGATTGCGAAGGACCCGGACCTCAAGGTTCAGATCCTTCAGGCTCTCGATGAGGAGGAGGCCGAAAGAGCTTCCCCGCGTCGTCAGCCCGAGACCGACGACGATGGCCGCGTGCAGGAGCCTGACATTTCGCTCCGAGACCGGAATCCTCTGGAGTATTTCACCCAGATGAATGCTTTCCGGAAGCAGGAGCACGACGACCTCAAGCTGAAGTACGCCGAGCAAGCCTTCGCCGCGGAGGAGAAGTCCGTCCGCGAGAAGTTCAAGCTCGATGACAAGCAGTTGCGTGAAGTCTTGAAGGTCGCACAGCGATACCATAATGCGAACGGCGAGCCCATCGAGCTCGAGACCGCCGTTCACATCTGGAAGGCTCCCCAGCGCGAAAAAGAAGTCACCGACTTGAAAGGGCAACTCAACCTCCGTTCCTCCGGGATTCCGGGCGGCAGAATCAATGCCGAGCTCTCACGGAAAAAGCCCGAGGAAATGACCGAGGTCGAGCGCGAAGCCGCGATGCTCCAGAGCTGGTATACCAGCCCCGGCGCCAAGTAGCTTCCCCGACCTCCTCGATAGGAGGTTCGAATGGCCCTTCCTTATCTGGACTGGCTGGCGTCCATCACCCATCGGTTCATCCGGAACGTCGTCACCGACAACTTCTTCACGGCCCGTCCCATCCAGGCGCGGCTCAGGAAGAATCGTCTCCGTTACCCCGGCGGCCTCGAGGCGACGATCGCCATCATCAAGGGGTCCGAGCCGAACACCAAGGCGTTCGCCGGCGCGGACCTCCTGACGCTCGAACTCGCGGAGCCGTTCAACGCCGCGAAGTACACGATGAAGCGGTACGTCACCCAGCTCGTGATCCCGAAGGAGGACATCCTCAAGAACTCGGGGCCCGCGCAGGTGGTGTCGCTCGTGACGGCGCGGCGCCGGAACTCGGAACTGTCGCTGTTCGACCTCATCGGCACGGACTTCACTTCGACCTCGACGGGCGCGGGTGCGGATGTGAAGAAGGTCGAGGGGCTCCAGAACATCGTCGATTCCTCGACGGTTTCCGGCGGCATCGACCCGGCGGACCTCTCGACGTGGGCGGCGTTCGAAACGGCCTCGGCCCAGACGATCGTGACGAACATGAAGGCGATCCAGTCGCTCTACGGGGCGGTCACGTTCGGCGCGGATCAGCCGACTATCGCGTTCACGACTCAGACGATCCTCGACCAGATGTGGGAGCGGTCCACGAACGTCCAGCGGTTCGTGGACGAGTCGCTCGCGGCCATCGGATTCACCCACCTTGGGTTCAACCAGCGGCCGGTGGTGGTGGACCCGGGCGTTCCCGCGTCGAACTTCTGGTGGATCAACGAGAAGTACCTGTGGCTGTATATCCACCAGCAGGACGATTTCGACACGGTGTTCATCCCCGTCATGCCGGATCAGGACGTTTCGGTGTGGCGCATCACGACTTCGATGATGCTCCTGACGGATTGCCGTCGGATGCACGCGAAGCACACGAACCTGGCCGTGGTGTAAAAGGTCGCAGGAAGAAGGAGAACAAACTATGTCCTCGACACAAGTTGCGGCTCCGCCCGCGACCCAGATCGACACGGCTTCGCGGTTCACGCAGGGCGTCATCGTCAAGGACGACGACGGCACGGAGCGCGTCTACGTCCAGAACAACGACTCGGCGGCGTGGGCCATCGGAGACCCGATCACGCACGACGCGGGCAGCATGACGGCCGGCAAGAAGGCCCTGACGACGCACGATGGCAAGCCCGAGGCCCTTCTCGGCTTCGCGGCGGCGACCATCGGAAGTTCTGCCTTTGGATGGCTCAAGCGGCGCGGGACGTTCGTGTGTGCCATCGCTTCGGGCGTGTCGATCCAGAGCAACCTGTCGCTCACGCTCCGCGGCGCGGCCACGAACAACATCGGACTGTCGAGTGTCCCGGCGTCCTCGGCGCCGCCCCAGCGGGCGATGGCGATTTCCGTGGCGTCCATCGCGTCGAACGCTGTGACGGCTTCCGTGGCGGTTTCGCTCCCGTAAACAGGTACGTCCTCTTTGAACGGGCGTGGCCGGAACGGTGGAACAGACATCGTTCCGGTCCCGCCCGGGGATAAGGTCATGTGGCAACGCTTCTTCAACTTCGGACTTCGCTCAAGCGGACACTGATCGACCCCAACGCCCGGTACGTCGCTGATTCGGTCTATACCGAGTACATCAACAAGGCCCAAGATCAGTTCGCCCACGACACCGAAGCCCTCGAGCACATCACCGGCTTCTCCGTAACTACGGGGGTCAATCGGGTAACGCCGCCGGCCGACTTCATCCGGCCGCGCAAGTTCACCTACAAGGACCAATGGGATCTCACTCCCCAGGATATCATCAACTTCACCGAGCGGTGGGGCTTCATGGGTTCCTTCAACTCGTGGCCCATGAAGTACACGATTTTCGAGGATGGCATCCGTCTCTGGCCCGCGCCGTCCGAAACCTCGACAGCGACGACAATGAATGATCCGGGCGGCATCAATGCCACGGATGCATCGGTTATCCTCACGAGCGCGGCGGCTTTCCCGACGAATGGCATCATCACCATCGAGAGCGAGAAGATCGAATACTTCGGCAAGACTTCGAACACGCTCAACAATCTGCGGCGCGGCATCGGCGGCACGGTCGCAGCCGCTCATGCGGATGCAACGGCTGTGACCTTGGCGTTCCTTCGGATGGCGTACTATGCGAGATTCAAGACACTCGTGGCGGACGGGGATGTCAGTGAAGTTCCGGACCGTTACACGCACATCCTCATCTACTACGCGGCGCACCTGGGCTGGCTCGACAACACCGATCTTGGGATGGCACTGAAGTACAGGGATCTCTATGACAAGACGATCGTCAGCGTAGCGGCGGCCGTGGATGAGGAGCAGCGCGAGTCGCCCGCGATCGTGCAATCCATCGACCGCCATTCGAGAATGTATCTGTGAGGCCACCCGTTCGATGGGCTACCAGAGACTTCTCAGGCGGCTGGGTTTCAGACCTCAGCCCGCTTCTTCTCGCCCCGCATCAATGCTCGCGGTTTGAAAATGCCGATCCTTCGGCGCCCGCAGGCATGGCCCGTCGCCGCAAGGGGCGGACGCAGTTCGCCTCGACCATCAGCCCCGTCTCCGGAAACGGCAGCGTTTCAGGGCTCCACGTCTTTCGCAAGGACAATGGCTCTATTTTCTACATCGCGTCCGAGGGGACGAAGATTCTCAGTTCCACGGGCGCCGCCTTCACCGACCGCACGAACGACGCGCCCACCAACAACGCCAATGTGTTTTTCACGTCGCTGGCGAACACGTTGGTAGCCACGGCGGGCGCCGGAATGAACCCCCAGAAGTGGGATGGTGTGACGGGAACCATGTCGAACATGACCCTTACGGTTCCCTCCGGAATCCCGTCACCGGCTGAGGCTCGGTATTGCTGTGTCTACGCCTCGAGTGTGTGGCTGGCTTCGACGGCGGCGGAGGGGTCGAGACTGTGGAAATCCGCCGCTGGTACGGTGGACATTTTCAATACCGTCAACGACTCGTTCTCGTCGGCGATTCGGCCCGGCGACGGCGACCGGATTATGAACATCACGCCCTGCGGCGACGTGCTGATGATCCCGAAGCAGAACACCATCTACGTCGGCTACGGCACGTCGTTCGATGACCTCCGGTTCATCCCGCATAACATGGCGAACCGCGGGTTGATCGGGGAACGTGCATGGGCGGTGTGGGGTGGGCTTTTCATCTACTGCTCGGCGGACGGCATCTACGCGGCCGGCCCGAATTCGTTCACCGAGATTTCCGCTCCCATCCGGAACACCTACAAAGCGATCACGGACAAGACGGTGATTGCGGGCGGAACATTCGAGGATCAGGTGTGGTTCGCCTACGGTGAGGGAAGTTCCATCAACAGTAAGGCCCTCGTGTTCGACGCCAGGCGCGGAACGTGGGCTCAGTATTATCCGGTTCCGGCGCGGGTTCTCTACCGCGACATCGACGGCAGGCTCTACGGCGGATTGTCCACGCTTGGATCCACGACGAAACTCATGCGGTTTGTTGATCCCTCGGTGACGCTGGATGAAGGGGTTAGCTACGACATGGTTCTCGAGGGCGGGGACTTGGACTTCAACGAGCGCGGCGACGAGTGGATGTGCGACAAGCAAGGCCATACGGTGTGGGCGATGGTGAAGCCCGTTACCGGGGGCACCCTGAGCGCGGCCTTCTACAAGGATGGCGTGGTGGATGCCGCGGCGACGATTGCGAACCGTTCGATTCAGGCTCCGTCGGGCACGCCCTCGGCCCTCATCATGCGGGACAAACTTTCCCAGACTTTGCGTGGTAGACTTCTCAGGTGGAACCTGACAACGGGCGCGGCGGACGCCGAAATCTACGGCGTGGGTATGGAAGCGGCGATCTTCGAACCCGTGGGGACTGACCTGTAATGCCTGTAGACCCGCTCTCTCTTGCGCTGGCTGGCACGATGGGTGCCGCCCGGATGGGCCAGAAGGCCATCGGGCTCAAGGGGGAATTCCGGAATCTTCGCTACAATCTGAAACGTCTACGCACTCAGCGGCAGCTTCTTCAGGGTTCTAAAGCGGCTCTTGAGGAGCAGGCGAGCGGAGCCCGTGGGAAGCTGATTTCCCAGCGCGGGCTGTACGGGCCGAACACCGAACAGCAGAGGCTTGATACCATGACGGAGCGAGCCCGAGCGGTTCTGGCCGCGAGAGAGAGGGACATCAACTTCGCCATCAAGGAGGCGAAGCGCAAGAAGCGTCTGAGATGGCTCAATTTCGGATTGGAAATGGGTGGGGACGCTGCGGCTACTGGCCTTGGAATCAATGAATTGAGCGGTGGTGACGAAGGCGGGGGCGGTCACAAGGGATCGTACTACGAATACTTGGGGCCACGATAATGCCTGGCTTTTTCCCGCAAGATCCTGACGAAGCGACGGTCGCTCCGGTCGAACCGAAGCCGAATCCGTTCCAGCGGGATCGGTTCTCGGGTCGGCTGAAATTGGGGCGTCAACCGTTCGCTCCGGTCAAGCCCACGATTCCGCCACAGGACGAATTCGTCACGCGTAGGGCCAATGCGTCCAAGAGCGTCATCGACGCCGTGGACGACTACCTCGAATCGCTCGGCGGCTTGGGGGATTTCAAGAACTATCCCCAGACGGTGCCCGACGAAAAGGGCGGCCTCATTTCGCTCAGAGCCAAGATCATCCGGAACCCGGAGAAAGCCGCGTTCATCCTTGAGCAAGCGCATTCCGGAGCTGATCGGACGAATCCATTCTTCAAGAAAGTCGAGGACACCGCCAGGGCGTACAGTCAGGCCGTCGCAAGTCCCGCGGAACAGATGATGCGCGGCCAACTCCAGACTCGCACCCAGTCGTTGACGGCCGAGAAGCAGAAAGGACTCGCCGGACTCAGGGCGGAACAGGAAGCCCGAACTCCGATCTCGGGCCGTGAAGCCGAGGAAAAGAACAAGACGCTTGGCGGCATTATCCTGCAACAGAACCTACTCAATAAGCAGGTTCCAAAGCCTCCTGAAACGCCGAATGAGAAGATTCTCAGAGAGAATCCCGCCTTCATGGTCGGGCCGCAGGCTGGCATCAAACTCCCCGCTCAAGACAATCTCCGCCAGCACGTCGAGGAGTCGATCAAAGACGC